CGGGTTTTGCTGTTTGTCCGCTTCAGCACCATGATTGCTTGCCGAAAGCCTGCTGCAACTGCTGGCGTAACATCAACGCCATACTCTGTAGCAAGCTCGATAGCCAAGCCAAGGCGGATGGCCTTGTCGTATCCTGGTGGAAACTGAACAGACTCGGTGAGTGCTGGTAACTCGGTGATAGGCTTTGTTGTGACCAACTTCAGTGTATCTCCAGCTGTAGGAATACAACTGAACTCAAGGCGGCCAAGTGGGTATTCTGGTTCGTAGTAAACGTAGTCGGGTGTATTTACAACGGTATCCTTCAGGCTGATATTGGCCCAAAGGTTCAAGCTGGCAATACTTACCGGTGTTTCAAGATTACCGGCATCACGAATACGCACATTCTCAATGGTAGTGGGGCGAACAGTATCAAAGTCTCCACCAGGACCAATGGTATAGGTTCGCTTGCTGCTCAGTGTGAATGACTCATGCGTCAATGCAGGAACAAGCAAGCCCTCATTACTCCAACTATCAAGCATCTGCTTTGCATATTGAAGTGCATCCTGTGCTTCAGAAGGCTTTGCCTGTTCCCCACTGGCAAGCACGCCGATAGTGCGCAAGGCACCATCAATCAGTTGCTTGGTCGTTGCCATTTAGCTTCTCCTGGATCTTGGCAATCAATGTTTCTTCCTTCCAGGCTTTCATAAGCTTCAGGCCAAGACCTTTACCAAGTTCAACGTGCTCATCTTTGGTAAGGCTCTCAGGGTTCTCCTGGAATGCACTTAACAGGCCCTGCTGTTCAGCTGTAAGTTCTACATCACCATCATTGCCTGATTCTTCAGCTTGCTTGAACTCTGCCGGCGAGTCGCGCCAACCTTCTTGCTCAAGATCGTCAATGTCTGCTTCATCTTCCAGGGTAAATAGTTTTGCACCCTTATCGGGATGATAAAGCCACATACGCTTTGGTTTATTCTCTGGCATTGCATTTCTCCGTCAATGGTAAAAGGGCGGCACTAGGCCGCCCGGTTAACTATCTTAGCCTGCTGCTGACCACATACGGTGAGCAAGTTCAGGATAGATAAGGTGAGTACCCCATACCGCATCAATACGGGTGATCTCGGTTTGCTGGTTAATGTCGTATGCACCAGTCATGCACAGTGACAAACCAGAATCAGGATCACGCACGCGTGACTTGACGGTAGCTGACTGAGGCAACTCAAGGTCAACCATTGCCAGGGCACAAGCGTCACGATGGAACAGGAAGTTCTGACGGTAGCTTGTGTCCGCGGTGCCCAACACGGTGATAGCTGCACCATCTGCCGGCGCTGCTGACACGTTCTGGAATGCAGAAAGGCTCACAGTGTTACCTTCAGCATCCACAGTGGTCAGTGTGCCATCGTTGATAGCATGGCTTACCGGGATAGTTGCATTACCTAAACCGTCACTGTCCACATCCGCAGTCACAACAAAGTGCTGCAAGCGGCCTGTTGACTGGTAGCTTTGCGGGTTGATCTCATAGACGCCAGCAAAGGTAATAACATCACCTTCTTTCAGCAATCCAGTTACACCAGTGCCCCAACCATCAGTAACAATGCTTGATCCGGTTTGGTTTGCACCATTAGTCAACGGCGTACCACCATGCGCACCAACAACGTGAACAGGAATGTTCGCAGACTCGAACAGGTCAAAACCTGCAAGTGGACCCATGTAACCCTTCTGCAACGCACCTTTCACCATTGCTTCATTGTACTTGTTGCTGATTGCGTCACTGATCTCAGCGCCATCAAGCATGTTCAAGATACAACGGCGCATACCATCATCAGGTACAGCCACGTTACCCATGTAGGCTTTCGCCAGGTGGAATGACTTAGTGCCGATCGCAGTGCCTGGCGTTCCTGAACTGAAAAACGCTTTCTTCATTTCAAGCAGGATAGAGCGGTCAATCACGTTGGCCAGCTGGATAATACCAGACTTCAGGTAACGCTCTGAGAACTGCTCAATGCTCAGCGTGCGGTCACGCATGGTTACTTCCAGACCAAAGTGCTCTTGGCGGTTAATCTGGAATGGGATTGTCTGATCGACCATTGGCTGCTTCTGCAACACACGACCTGACGCGGTTTTAGTACGGAAAGGCTTTTTCAGGCTGATAGTGTCACCAACCTTTGCAAAACGCTTTTCCAGGTCACGGTAAACAAGCGGTGCTGTTACCAAGTTGTTTTTGAGAAGGCGTAACGCCTCTTTGATGATAATGTCATCCGTTAAGATGCGATTACCCTTTTCACCTTGTACGCTCATGGCTTAATACTCCAAAGTTTCTGTTACCAAAAGCCTCGGCCACCACGTTGTTCCTTTTCGTTCTGAGTGCGCTCGTATTCAGCAAAGTCCATATCTTGTGGTGCTTTACTGGTTGAGTCGCTTCCCTTAACAGGATCAATCGGGTCCGGGGCGCTAGTTGTCTTTTTACCGGGCTGTTGCGGTTTGGCTGCAAGCTTAGCTTCGATTTTGCCAATCTCCTTTGCCTGGGCAATAGGTGATAGTTTCGCAATGCGTGCTGCCTCTTGCTTGTTCTTACCAAGGTGGTAGGCAATTGCTCCTGGATCATCAGAATCCGCCATGGCAACAACCATATCGCGGGTGATCTGCAAATCCTCTTGGCCGATTACTTCATCAAAGTCCTTGAGTGTTTTGCGCGTTTCGCTAAATGCGTCCTGCACATCCTCAAGTGCTTCAGTGAACTCTGCATCCTGGTCGCCTTTGTCTTTGCTGCTGTCATCATCTGCGGCCTTGTCGCCCTTCTTACCTTTGGCGCCAATCTTCTGATCAGCTTTCCAGTCGGCCAAGGAATCAAGGTACTCGTCATAGCTATCAAAGTCTGACGGATCAGGTTCGCCTTCATCGTCCTGGGTTTCAGGCTTAGCCTTGCCACCCTTCTTGCCTTCAGCTTCTTGCAGTTTACGCTCTGCTTCTTGAGCTCGGCGCTCTGCTTCAGCTGCACGCTTAGTCAAGCGGTCAATGCGCTTCTGAAAACGGCCACGGCCTCGGCGGTGGTTCGCTTCCTCGCCGGCATCGTCATCGGCGTCTTGTTCATCGGCATCATCCTTGCCACTGTCCTTGTCATCGTCCTGGCCTTCCTGCTTGCCTTCATCCTGCTCTTGGGCGGTGGCCGATTCATCACCCTCTGGTTTTTGAACCTGAGTTTGCTCATCTGCCTTTGCAGGCTCTGGTGCTTGCTCAGTTTCGGCGGCCTCGGTAGTAACAACTTCAAAGTTGTCGGTATCAGTGGCTTTGTTTTCGTCTGCCATGCGCGCTCTCTCCTGTCGCGGATTGTTTAACCCCATGAAGCCATGGGTAGCTTATAACTACTTGACATTATAACGTGAAAATACTAATGAGCAATCACGTTAAGCTTAACCTTGGCTTTGAGCCATTAGCTCTGCCATTGCCTCAGCAACCAGGTTACGCACAGTTTCTTCAAGTGAGCCTGGCCCGGCCATCATTGCGGCCTGCTCTATCTCTGCCAGCTTCGCCTGCGCTTCAGCTGTCTTAGCTTGTGCCATTGCCATATCGGCTTGTGCTTTGGCGGTGTCTGCTTTGGCTTTCTCCATCTCGGCTTGAGCCTGAGCCATGTTAGCTTGCTGCTCTGGTGACGGTTGAGGCGGTTCAATACCTGCTTCCTCCATTTCATCCTGATCAAGAATGCCTGGCGGCAATGTTTTCTGTAGCCGGCGTGCAATATCCTGGGCGCCTGGCCAATCCATGTTCTTGGCAATAAGATCAAGGACCACTCCACCAGCTGCCGGCACAGCCTGTACAAACTGCATTAAGCTGTCTGCCGCTTCCATTCTCTGCGTCTGGTAGCTTGGGCCTGCCTTAACAGTCACATCAAACTTACCTGCTGCAATATCGTTAACCAGGACTGGCTTTTGAGTTTCCTCGTCCATAATCATCTGGTTTATCTGCACCCAATCACCCTCACCATCATGGAAACGTAAACGCAACACGCGCTCACTGTCATATACACGCGGGATAAGCTCAATCAGTATCTGGCCTACACGGCGAATAGCACGACTCAAGTTGTCGATATAAGCAAACGTACCGCGATCACCTTGGCGCTGTCGTGCAAGAATAGCCTTGCCGCTTTGCTCATTACCCTGAGCACCGACACTCGCATCATACAGGCCAATGGTCGCTTTCATTTCATCAGTGGCGCTCAATGCAAGCTGAAGCTCTGCCGCTGGCATACTGGCCGGCATATCACGCTGAGGACGGTCAACACCTGGTAACGCGTTGTAGCGTAGAACGCTCATGTTCTTGCGGTTAGCCTGGTTCCATTCTTCCTCATAACCTTCAATGGACTCTGCTGGCGCTACCCATGGCGCTTTTGGTGCAAGAGCAACACGCTCTGTTGCTGCTGTCATCCAGTAGTTGTGCATACGCTGCGCATCCTTACCAAAGCGGATAAGGCCACGGTAGTAAGTCTTATCGCCTAGCACCATTTCCTTACCAAGTACCGGTGCCACTGGAATGGTTGAGCCAGGCCAATCAACTGGACCTTCCAATACATCATATGCTGTGACCTTCATCCATTTAACCTTGTACGTTTTGACGCGTCTTTCACGCGTGACTGTCGTGCCAAGTTCGCGCAACTCATCAAGCACATCCTTTACTTCATCTTCCCAAACGGTGCGGCCATCACTCAGCAATAACAGCTTACGGGTGACTGGTTCACGGTAGAAGTATTCAGATACACGCACACCTTCTTCATTGGTCCACCAGCTGTACTCGCCACGCTCTGCATCACTGAGATCACCAACGGCCTTACCAGGGTACCGCTTCTTAAACTCGGCCTTGCTCATACGCTCACTGATAAAGCACCAGTTTGCATCACTGTAGTCTGGCTCTGTTGCGTCCGGGTCCATCAGCACAGCAAAGCGGTTATGAATGCTCTTAATGCACAAATCCAGGTCAAAGGCATCGTCAGTGCTGTACTTGGTCAACACTCGCAACCAGCCAAAGCCACCTTCAACTGCGTGCTGGAATGCGTTGTCATAGTGCGCTTCTGCGTTACTCGTATACTCAATGTTGCGGATCAGGCTTTCATATACTTCTGCCAGGCTGTAATCAGAAGTGCCGGCCACATTAGGAACCTTGCTTGTGTCCTTGGTGGCGTTAGCCTCAACCGGGTGAACCTGGATAGCCGGGCGGTTCTGTCGCTGATCACCCAATACCTGGTCAACATATTGCGGCAACTTGTTGAGCGTTAAGCATGGGCGGCCTTCATCCTCACGTTCCTTGCGCACAGACTCAGGCCATTGCTGGCCGGCCAGGAAGGTAATATCTTCCTGTGCTGCATCAAAGTTATGCTTCCAACAAGTAACGGCGTGTGCCGCTCTCTCTCGTATTTCCTGAAGCATTGCCTCTTGGCTGTCGTCATCCCTGGTCTTAATTGGTTCGTTACCTGGTAGCATGGCTTTCTCCTGTTACGCGCCCATCCAGCCACCGGTACCCATCGGCATTGGCTTGGCTGGCTTCTTCGGTTCTTTGTCTTTCCAATGCAAGCCCATCTGCTGAATTGCATCGGTGTAGTTTGTTGCCCACTTGGGCCCTGTCTGATCTTTGAAGGTTTCGTTGTCGTGATCCCACTCGCGGCGCAATGCCTTGAGGCCATCCCAACCTTTCTCACACCTGGCGTTATCAATCCAGATACGCGGGAACAGCATCTTCAAAGCGTTGATACTGTCACGCTTACTCTTACAACGCTCAACCAGCGTGAACTTGATACCCATGGTCTTGGCTACCTCAATGCGGATACGCTTGGTCATCAAGTCGCGCACTGCCAGATCATGTGGCCCTAAATGCTCGGCGTATCTAATGCCGTACTTGTCGGAAAAGTCATGTAGCCAGTTGATATAGTGCTCCATGCCTTCGTTGTTATTGCCATAGCAGGCTATCATGCGTAGCTCTTTGCGGTGCGGCTGCATAAGCCACAAAACCATATCGTCATTGATACCAAGATCCCAAAACGTGTAAACCGGCAATGACTTCTCAACCGGAATGGCACAATAGCGGCCTTCTTCAATAAGTAGCTCAACCTCTTTCTTGTACACAACGCCTTCAGCCAGTGCTTCATCAGGGTTTTGCTGGTACTGCGAACTGAACATATACGCGTCTGCTTTCTCCATGGCGAGTAATACCTCTGTTGGTTCTTTGTCTGGCCAGTAGCTGGTGCGCTTTCCGGTGAACTTGGTGTCATGGATACACGCCTCGCGCATATCTGCCGGCAACGAATCCAGGTATTCCCTATCAATGAGCGCCGGGACCTTATACACAAGGTAATCATCAGGCGCCTTGTCACTTAACAGGAAGTCGGTACTGTCGCCTTTACCGATACGCTGCTGAACCATAATGATAGGCACACCATCATGTGCCAAACGTGAGCGCACGACTCGGTTCAGCTGCTTGTTGCCCTTATCCATCACCTTTGCACTGTTCTGGTCTTTAGGTGGCATCGGGTCATCAAGGATAAGCGCCCCGGTAAAACCTTCTTGCATGAAGCCTGCCCGGCGCCCTGTTACCTGGCCGTTGATACTGGTACCAAACATGCGGTGCATATTGTCGTTCTGGTCATGGTACTTCCAGTCACTCTTACCTTTGGTGTCCTTGCTCTGCTTCATCGGCCACAATGATTGAAATTCCTCGCTGTCGATGATCTCTTTTACCCTGGCGCTGTTTTCAGTTACCAGGTCATCGGAATAGCTAAGCGGTAGCCACCTGGTTGAGCGACCTTCCTTGATACACTGGATGATGCACCACACAGGCCAGTGTATTGACCATATCTCTGTCTTGGTTGAGCCTGGCGCTACATTCACAATACCGCGCTTAATTTTCCCCTGGTAAACCTGCTCGGCAAGTTGGCACTGGTAAGTGTGGTGCCAGTTCTTCCTGAAGTATTGGCCTTGCAGTAGCTGGAACCAGATACGCATAAAAGCCTCAAAAGAGGCTTCACTCATCACCTTAACAGCTATCTTCTCAGCGTCCGTCATATCCTCCCACTTCAGTAAGCGGATAGGCTGGCCGTTCGGTAGGTGCTCAAGATCACTCATAGGCGTTCAAGTACCTTGTTGATAGCTTCAGCAATGTCAGGCGACTTAACATCAGCCTGGATCTGCAATGGCTTACCATCCTTGCCGGTCACTTCATGCTTGCTTGGCGCGTTCCACCCTTCCAGGTCTGCAATCTGCTTAATGGCGCTATGCGGATCATGAAGCTCAAGCTTTGGCCCAAACTTGGTGGCGGTCACTGACTTGATTGCTGCTGCTGCTTCTGGCGTGAGCTCATCACTATTCTTGATTCGCCATACCGTTTGCTTTACCGGATTGCCATCTTCATCTTCACCAACAACTTGGTCAGCAAACTCTGCAATATCAGTCATTGTGACGCGTGCTGCACGCGTGAGCCTTTCGAGCGCCTCCTGTCGTGTCATTACTGCATCACTGGCGGCTGCATTCATCAGTGACTCATAAAACACTTTTACCTTAGGATTACCAAGGATCTCACTCACACTTGCATCAGCTGTCTCTGGTTTCTTGGCTTTTCCACCAGCTGCGTAATAAGCCTCACGCTGGCTCATCTTCCCTGTAGCCAGGTTGATAACAGTCTTACGCTGAAGCGGTGTCAGCTTACTGCCAAGTTCAAGCTGCTCTTCTGTCAGCGTTATACTCATACCTTCTCCTTATGCCGGCAAGTTAAGCTCTGCCCACATCAAGTACCATTCAACATTTGCAGGGTTTACTGTGCCTTGGTTAATAACGTGAACCATGTACACAGTGTTTGGCTCAAGAATGCGAACAAAGCCTTCTTGGTTGAATTGGCCTATTACCGCCTGGCCTTGACCGCTTGCCCCTGGCATATATACAGAAGGGATGCCTTGACCATCTGCTGTAGTAGTTGGCGCTTCATAAACCTTCACGGTGGTATTGATAGGGCTGTTGCCGTTTCTCTTGCCAACTGTAAGCGGTGTGCCGTTAGCTGATACCGTTGGCGCTTTGAATGCCTGGTATTCAAGCTCATCACCATTACTTGTAACAGTCCTTGAGTAAACAACAACGCGCTTATTGCCTGTAACAAACAACCACTTTGCCTCTCCACCAGCATTGGCAACTGATTGCTTACTTGACACCTCAAAGACAATACCGTTTTCGATTCTCTCTTGAACGTCATCAATACTGGTGTTGTCGATGTTGGAGTTATTCATGGCCTAATCCTTCTTGTTCGGATATTCCTCATCGTCTTTTGCTGTGCTAAATGGCGCTTGGCCGTTTTCTGGCTTCCAGTAAATACGATGTTGAAACCACTTTTCCATAATGAATATTGCCCGGCCTCCCATGTGGCCGCTAATCCCGGTTAATGCTGCTGTCATGTAGAAGCTCATACCCATCTCTGCGCACAAGTACGCGGTAATGAGTCCAGCAAAGCCGCTTATGGCCCACTCGCCAACAAGCTCAACCAGTGAAAATGGCGTCTTGGTTTTTCTGACTCGGTTAATGTAAGACACGGTGCCACCCCATATCGCTAGGAATATGAACCACAGGTACCCAAGGCCAGCATCAACCAGCATCTTGATAATGTTTGAACCGCCTTGACCGTCAGGCATACGCTACCGCCCCCATATTCCAGTTAGTTTTGACCTGGGCCGCCACCTTTCTGATCTCATTTACCAGGTTGATAGCCTGGTCAACGGTTTCAATCACAGTGATAGCCCCCTTAAACCCTCCATGGAACTTCACTTGCGCCGGTGTCAGCTTGCGCTTGCTCGGAACTTTGTCCCCGTCCTTTACTTCTACCAATACGGTAATGCCACCATAGCCAACAACCAGATCGGTCATGCCATCATGGGCGCTGCTTGTGATCTCCACACTAACACCCATACCCCTCATAACTTCAACTAGCTCCTGCTGGTTCGCGTCAGTCTTTGCTGCTCTGCGTGCCATTTATTGTTCCCTTGCCTTACCCTTCAGCTTTTCGTATGTGCGCAAGCCTCCCATACCAAGCATGGCGAGGATGAGCTCGAAAAGGTTATCTGTTGGGATTGTTGGCACCGTTGCTACAGCGCCGGTGGTGGATATGATGAATGTTGCTACCGGGTACCCGACAAACTGCCAGAATACGCCTATACCGCAAGTCCATCCAATGAATGGGCGCCATCCTGCTACGAATAAAGACTTGTGCGCCGCTTCCTGCTTATTGATTTCTGCCTG